ACTAATAAAGTTTTATTCTAAATTTGGATTTAAAACAAAACCAGATTTATCTTCATTTGGGGGAGATGAAATTTTCATGGTTAGAGATATATAAAAACAAATAGATATGAAAGAAACAATAAAATACGACAAACTTATATTTGGTGTAGGAAAATCAGGAATTGACTTTGGTAAAAAATTAGCAGAAAAATACGATTTACCAACCGAACCAAAACCAGTACAAATTGGTGTTCGATTCGAAGCACCACAAGAACACTTCCAAAAATTAATTGATGTATCTTACGATTTCAAATTGTATCGTAAGTATGAAGATAAAGGTGTATCACTTCGTTCATTTTGTACAAACAACAATGCAGCATATGTTGCTGTAGAAGATACTTATGGTAATCATTCGTACAATGGTCATGCTAAAAAGGATGAAGCATTTAGAAATAACATGACGAATTTTGGTATATTAATGGAGGTCCAAGGAATTGAAAAACCATTTGAATGGTCAAGAAATGTAGTTAAAAAATTACAAAAAGACAATACAGGATTATATTATAGTCCAACCCGTAAACCTTCAGTAACATCAGAAGGTATCGATGTTTCCGCTCATCAAATAGATGAAGCAGGTATGGATTATGTAAAAGATACAATGGAAGGTTATTATTCTTATATCGAAGATTTTATCGAAGATATGAAAATTGTATTTCCTACATTAAAAGATGATTGGGGTGTTTACGTACCTGAAGTAAAATATCTATCACCTGAGCCACTTGTCGATTATACCAATCTTGCCCTAACGAAGTATCCCAACGTTCATTTTGTTGGAGACGCTCTTTCTGCTCGAGGTATAACGGTAAGTGGTGCACAAGGTACACTTGTTGCTGAACAAATTTTGGAGAATTAAAATAAATTTCGTATATTTACAATAAACAAATATTATGGCTAAAATAGAAAGAACACCATTTCCTAAAAGTAGAAAATTAAAACAGGCAGATGGCACCATTGCATACGCTTGGAACGGTAAATTACACAATTGGGAAGGACCTGCTCTTTTACCTGAAGGTAAGAGAAAGAATGCAGAATATTATTTATATGGTATCAAACATTCAAAAGATGAATGGAATGAAATCCGACAACAAAGAGAAGGATTACCTTATTACAAAAACCAATCAATGAAAGCATCACTTTCAGATTATAGAAACTAAAAAATATGAAAATAGGGTTATGTGGTACAATGAGTGTAGGTAAAACTACATTAGTAAATGCTTTAAAAGAATTAGAGCAATTTAAAGATTATAATTTTGCAACAGAACGTAGCCAACATTTAATGTCTCTAGGTATTCCATTGAATACCGATTCAACATTAAAAGGACAAACTGTGTTTTTAGCTGAGCGTTGTGGTGAATTAATGCACGAAAACATTATTACAGATAGGACTATTATGGATGTTATGGCCTTTACTCTTAATGCAAAATCCATAGGACACCAAGACAAAGATTTATTTGAAACTTACGCAAGTGAGTTTGTTAGAGAATATGATTATATATTCTACATATCCCCCCAAGGCATCCCCATTGAAGACAACGGCGTCAGAGAAACAAACGAACAATATAGAGATTTAATAGATTCAACCATTATAAATTTAATTAAAAAACACGGCCATAAAGCAGGTAAACTAGAAATGATATCTGGATCTACAGATGAAAGAATTCAACAAATATTGAATGTTACTAGTCTTTAACATATTTATAACAAAATCTAATTATAATATTACATAATGAAAAAATCTGAATTAAAAGAATTTATAAAATCTGAGATCATTAGTGAGTTGAAAGTAAAATCTCCACTAAGAGAAGGTAATTGGTCTGTAGTAAAGGAACGTATCCCTGAATTTCTTAGAGCATTAAAAAAACTAAAAGACGATTACTATGAAGTAGTAGGTAGTGATGATGTGTTTGATGGTTTAGACCGAGCAGAATCCGCAGCCGAAGAATTATTAATGTTGGATGAAGCCTCTGAAGAGGAAGTAAAAAACCAACAAGATTTAAATAAGGAACTTGAAATAACAGCCAAGTTATCTAAAGAATTAAGTGAGGGTGAAGACGAAGAAGTTTTTAACCCCGATGCTAAAGTTAAAAAAACAAAAGGTTTATCAAAAGCAAAAGATGAACTCGCTTTATTAACTCAAGAAATGAAATCCTTGGCCCGAAAATATTCAAAAGCCGAAGGTGAAGAAAAAGAAAAATTAGTTAAAACTTTAAAAGCAAAAACAAAATTAAAGAAAGAACTAGAAAATATATTGGACAAAAAGAAGATATAATGTCATCTAAAGAAAGGTTTTTATATATAGCAATAATATTCTTTATTGCCCTATGGTTTTTAATCCCGGGGGAAGAAGAATATGTTATCGATTACACTTCTAAAATAGACAAACTAGAACAAAAAGTCGATTCGTTACACAATGTAAATGGAGAATTGACTTTTAAAATTGATACTTTAAATGTTCAAATATCAAAGTTAGACCAACAAATTGGTCTTAAAGATAATAGAATAAAAACTTTAAAATGGAAAATAAATGAAAAAGTTAATGCTGTTGATTCTTTTAACGATGACGAGCTTACTAGGTTTTTCACAGATCGTTACGGACAGTACCTCGATTCAATTAAAAAGACCAATAGTAAAGTTAGTAATTAAGGATTTAATAATAGGCGATGGAGTTAAAAAGGAATTAAATTTAACCCTAGGTAAAATATATTTATTAGAACATAAAGTTGTTTTAAAAGATAGTATTATTTTTAACCTTAATTCCCAAATCGGGAATTTTGAATCTATAATGTTTACAAAATCAAACCAACTAGACATATCACAACAACTAAATACCCGATTACAATCCGATTTAAAGAAACAAAAACTTAAAACTAAGTTGATGGGGGGCGCCGGATTAATAACAGTGGTAGCTGCCATCCTTATATTAAAATAGTTACATGTCAGATCTAAAAAAAGTCATACGTCAAGAATATCTTAAATGTGCCCAGGACCCCGTGCATTTTCTACGTAAGTACTGTTATATACAGCACCCACAAAGGGGGCGCATACAGTTTAACCTGTACCCATTTCAAGAAAAAGTATTAACGTTACTTCAAAACAACGATTATAACGCAATATTAAAATCTAGACAATTGGGTATATCAACTCTAGTATCAGGTTATGGTCTCTGGTTAATGACATTCCATAAGGATAAAAATATATTAGCACTAGCAACAACACAAGCAACAGCAAGAAACTTAGTAACCAAAGTACAATTTATGTGGGAAAACTTACCCTCATGGTTAAAAGTGGACTCCGCAGAAAATAACAAATTATCCCTTAGACTTGCTAACGGATCTAAAATACAAGCAAAATCTTCAAATGCCGATGCCGCACGTTCAGAAGCAGTATCTTTACTGATAATTGATGAAGCTGCCTTTATTGATAATATTGCTGAAACATGGGCTTCTGCCCAACAAACCCTGGCAACCGGTGGTGGCGCCATTGTACTATCTACACCTTATGGTACCGGTAACTGGTTTCACCAAACATGGGTTAAGGCAGAATCCGGTGAAAACGATTTTTTACCAATTAAACTTCCTTGGTACGTACACCCAGAACGAGACCAAATATGGAGAGACGCACAAGATAATTTATTAGGTGATCCTAGATTAGCGGCCCAAGAATGTGATTGTGATTTTAGTACTTCGGGGGACATTGTATTTTATAATGAATATTTAGAATATTATGAAAAAACACATATCAAAGAACCTTTAGAACGTAGAGGAGCAGACCAAAATTTATGGGTTTGGGAATCACCAGATTATATTCGAAACTATATAGTTGTAGCCGATGTTGCCCGTGGTGATGGAAAAGATTTTTCTACTTGTCACGTAATGGATGTAGAAAATAATGTCCAAGTAGCAGAATATAAAGGTCAAATTGGTACTAAAGAATTCGGGCATTTATTAGTTGGTTTGGCCACTGAATATAATGAAGCCTTACTCGTAATAGAAAACGCCAACATAGGATGGGCAACAATACAGGTAGCAATAGATAGAAATTATTCAAACCTTTACTATTCACAAAAGAGTGGAGAAGCCAATGCCAATTCGTATTTTGATAGATATGTGGATACCTCAAAAATGGTAGCCGGTTTTACTATGTCATCTAGAACACGTCCTATGGTAATAGGTAAATTTCAAGAATATATTAGTGATAAGGGTGTAACAATTCATTCTCGAAGATTAGTAGAAGAAATGAAAGTATTTATTTGGAAGAATGGTAGAGCAGAAGCACAAACCGGGTATAATGACGATTTAGTGATGGCCTTTGGTGTAGCTATGTATATTAGAGATACGGCATTAAAATTTAAACAACAAGGTTTAGATATAACTAAAAGTACCCTAAATAATATGTCAGTTAATAGAACTCCTTACCAAGGGGGGTATAGTTTTTCTAAGGGGTCAGACAACCCCTACCATATGAAAACAGCAGAGGGTGATGAAAGTATCGAATGGCTCCTTTAGGTAATATTTATAACAATAATAACAAATTATGGCTGATAAAAGCGTATTTACAAGATTAAAAAGATTATTCTCAACCGATGTAATCATAAGAAATGTTGGTGGTGACCAAATAGAAGTAATAGATAGTGGTCAAATACAATCTACAGGTGAATTAGAAACTAATTCATTAATAGATAGATATAATAGAATATTTTCAACTAACCCAACTTCATTATATGGAGCCCAAGTTAACCAAAATTATCAATATCTAAGACCCCAACTATACTCAGACTACGATGTAATGGATCAAGATGCTATTATTGCTTCTGCCCTTGACATATTAGCTGATGAATCCACTTTAAAAAATGATATGGGTGAAGTACTTCAAATTAGAAGTGCTAACGAAGATGTACAAAAAGTACTATATAACTTATTCTATGATGTATTGAATATAGAATTCAATTTATGGATGTGGATACGCCAAATGTGTAAGTATGGTGATTTTTTCCTTAAATTAGAAATAGCAGAGAAATATGGAGTTTATAATGTAATTCCATATACAGCATATAATATTGAAAGACAAGAAGGATATGACGCAGAAAATCCTTCAGCCATAAGGTACAAATACGCGGCTGACGGGATGGGTAGTCATAGTTCCGGTATGTATCCGGTTCAAGGTGCTACTGCTGGTAATTTAAATAATGAACCCGGTATTTATTTCGATAATTACGAGATGGCCCATTTCAGATTACTTTCAGATGTTAATTATTTACCCTATGGTAGATCTTATATTGAACCTGCAAGAAAATTATACAAACAATATGTTTTAATGGAAGATGCTATGTTAATACATAGAATATCTCGTGCCCCTGAAAAACGTATTTTCTATATGAATGTTGGATCTATTCCTCCTAATGAGATAGACGCATTCATGCAAAAAACTATTAGTAATTTAAAACGTACTCCATTCCAAGACAACAAAACGGGAGAATATAATTTAAAATTCAATCAACAAAATATGTTGGAAGATTTTTATATCCCGGTTCGTGGAAATGATCAAACAACAAAAATTGAAACTGCACCGGGATTACAATATGATGGTATTCAAGATGTTGAGTATTTAAGAGGTAAGTTATTTGCCGCACTTAAAATACCAAAAGCATTCTTAGGATATGAAGAAGATATTGAAGGAAAATCTACATTAGCGGCACAGGATATTAGATTTGCACGTACAATTGAAAGATTACAACGTATTATATTATCTGAATTAAATAAAATTGCATTAGTACATTTATATACCCAAGGTTATACTGATGAGACTTTAACTAATTTCACACTTCATATGTCTAGTCCATCTATTGTACTAGAACAAGAAAAGATTGAATTATTAAAATCTAAAACCGAACTAGCAGCTATGTTGTTAGAACAGGGTTTAGTGCCTTCTGATTGGATTTATGATAATGTGTATCAATTTAGTGAAGACCAATTTGATGAGTATAGAGATTTAACTAGAGAAGATGCTAAACGCAAATTCAGAATGGATCAAATAGCAGCAGAAGGAAATGATCCTGTAGAAACAGGTAAATCATATGGTACCCCTCACGATTTAGCTTCATTATATGGAGCTGGAAGAACAATGTCAGATCCTGGTAATGTACCCGATGGTTATAATGAAGCCGATCCTAAATTAGGCCGCCCACAAGACACTGTTACAACTCGAAATAAACAAGATTCCAATTTTGGTAAAGATCGTTTAGGGGTTCAAGGCATGAAAGGTAAAGACAAAGATAGCGCAGATTCACTTCGCCCTAAATTTAAAGGTGGAAGTCCTTTAGCACTTGAAGGTGCTAAAAAATCATATTTACAAAATAGACAAATATTTGAATCTATGGACAAGAAAAACCTAGTATTTAACGAGGATAAAGACACATCTTCATTATTAGATGAAAAACAATTAAAGGAGTAATATTTCCCCAATATTTATAAACAAATATATTCTTTGATGAAAAAAAATAATAAAATTACACATTCTAAATATAAGAATACTGGGATTCTTTTTGAATTGTTAGTACGCCAAATAACGGCCGACACTTTAAAAGGTGGTGACTCCCCCGCAATAGATATATTAAAAGAATACTTTGTCAAGACTAGTCTGGGTAAAGAATATAAATTGTATGAATCCATTCTAAAATCGAGAGTATTAAATGAAAGCAGAGCATCATTAGTAGTTGATACTATATTAGATGCCTCATCAAAATTTAATAGAACTTCATTAAAGAGACAGAAATATAATTTGATTAATGAAATCAAAAAACATTACAACTTAGAATCATTTTTTGGTTCAAAAGTCACTAACTACAAAGAATTAGCCTCTTTATATACTTTAATAGAGAATGCAAATTCTACCTTATCTACTGACCCAAATCAGTTAATTGAAAACAAAGTAACTTTGTTAGAACATTTAACCAAGAAAGAAATAGCGGAAGATACTAAACAATCGGTATTAGAAGAATTTTCCACATATGATAAAGACATAAGAACCCTTACATATAGAATTTTATTAGAAAAATTCAATGGGAAATATGATGATTTAACCGACGACCAGAAACAAGTCCTTAAAGAATACATCAATTCAGTAGACTCTACACCTGATTTAAGAAATTTTTACAATAAAAAAATCATAGATTTAAAATCAATGATCAAAGAAATAGTAAAAAATGTTAAAGACAAAACTACCCAAATTAAAATCACTGAAGTAGCAAAGTATTTAGTTGAATTAAAGAAAACAGATAAAGTTGGTGATAATAATCTAGTTGACCTGTTACGTTACTACCAATTAGCAAACGAAATAAAAATATCAAATGGCATACAAGTATAAACTTAAAGAATTTGAAGTAGGTGATGTTAAAATAGATAAGGGTGTTAAATCCCAAGTTACTGACATCGACCCTACTACTGGGACTGTATCCTGGTCTATTGATTATGTGCCTAATTTAGATAAACTTATAAAAGATTCAACTGAATTAGTTGAAACAGCTAAAGGTGTTTACGTTAAGGCCAAAGACGATAAGAAATTCTTGGATATATATGAAAAAGCAAGAGACTTAAGAAATGTAATCCGTACACACGTTAGAAATAATTACCCAGAAGAATATAAAAAATCTGTTGGGATGAATGAGGGGGCGAGTATAAATGAAGCAGCACCTATTATAGTAATTTATAAGGGAAGGAGATTAGTTGTCGAGCCTGAAGAATTCAAAAGACTTAAATTAGGTAAGGATATTGTGGGTATGAGTTCAAAATACCCAGGACAAGAAGAATGGATTTTAGCTAAAGGAGATTGGAGTATAGAAGAAATGTCTATGTCCGGCGGAGCAGGTGCTTATTCAACACCTTATGCTTTTAAGTTAACTAAAAAACAAAAATCTATTTAAAAGTATATTCTAATATGTATAAACGTATAATAAAAGAAGAAGAAGATAAAATTACTAAATTCCATGAAGGACGTATATTAGCTTTTGATGCTTTAGAATCAAGATTAATTGAAATTAAAAAATTAATTAAACTCGGTAAAATAGAAACAATAAAATATTACCGAGAAAACCCTGATAGCTATAACGTAGTCCTGGGAACTGATATACTTAACGATTATTTTAACGATATAGAAACACTATTACAATCAAACTGATATGAAACAAACACCAAATGAATTATTTGAATCTCTTTCACGAGAATTCTCTAATAAAAAAGAAATTATTAACGAAGAATTAGGTCAAATAGTTGATTTAAAACCTCTAGTACAAATGGAATCATCTCCAAAACAGGGTTTTGAGATAGCATTCGAAAAGTTTTTGGCTGAGGGGGGAACATTAGATCCTATCTTGAATAATGACACTAAAGTCAACACTGAAGTAAAAGAAGAAAAGGTAAAAGCAGATCCTAAATTAAAATTCGAAATGACTAGTAAATTAGGAGGAGCTTATAAAGTTTCTGATGGTGTTAAAAATATAGAATCTCATAACTACGACAACACAGTAGAAAATATTAATAACGTTAATGCACAAGAAATGCTAACCGGCCTTCAATGTGAAATTAATTATAATAAAGAATTAACTCTAGACGAAGCAAAAGAACTTGTTGTTAAAAACTTATCAAAGGACCCTTTACATTATGTTAAAGAAGGTCAATTTGGTATTAAAGGTTTAGGATATACTGAATCTACACAAAACCAAAACGATGGTGAATCATATGGTGGTAGTGGGTATAGTGATAAATTAAAAGATGGAGGAGATAGTATGGTTCCTGTAAAAGAATCTAAGGATTCAAAGATCAGAAAAACCATAAAAGAATCTTTGACTTATTTAAGAATGATGGGAGAAGATTCTACTTCATTTGATGAGGCAAAAGATAAAGCAATATCTGCATCACAAGAAAAAGCAGGTATTAAAGAAGATGAAGAAGTTGAAGTAAAGGCAGCACCTGCAAAACCTAAAAGAGTTAAAAAAGAATCTGTTGATTCTAAATTATCTGAAATTGGGAGACAAGGTGATATTGTTAAGTTAGAGGCTCAAATCAACTACTTAGATGAAATTATTGAAGAAAAATCTAACAGATTAAGTTCAATAGATGAAGATGAAAACTTATCTGAATTAGTAGATAAGAATAAAATGAAAGAAATGCAGAGAGAAGTTAAGCTTTTAGATAAGAAAAAAGCTCAAATGGAAAAGATGTATGAAAAAATGTGTGGTAAAAAATACATGAAAACCGAAATTGTAGATGAAGGAGATGATTATCAAGGATTTGAAGATGAAGATGAAATGGAAAATCATTATTTAGATCTGGATAGTGTTGATGAGGTTAAAAAATCTTCAAAATAAAAATGAAAAAACTATTAATAGAAACCCATACTATAAAAATTTCACCTTCCCAATTAACCGAAAATGTTAGTAAAGAAAGTGGTAATCTTTTAGTTGAAGGTATTTTGGCAACTGCTGAAGTAAAAAACGGTAATGGTCGCTATTATTCTAAGGAATTATGGGATAGAGAAATGGAAAAATATAATGAACTTATTGAACAAAGACGTTCAATGGGGGAATTAGATCACCCTGAATCTACAGTAATTAACCTAAAAAACGTATCACATCTTATAGCCGAATATTGGTGGGATGGAGATAACGTAATGGGTAAAATAGAAATATTACCAACCCCATCAGGAAATATCCTAAGAGAACTAATTAAAAGTGGTGTTACCGTAGGTGTATCATCTCGTGGAATGGGTTCATTGGAAGAAAGACAAGGAGTAATGGAAGTACAAGACGATTTCGAACTATTATGTTGGGATTTCGTTTCTACACCCTCAAACCCGGGTTCCTATATGACTACCTTAAATGAAGGGAAAAATATAGTTACTTACGATTATACAAACGTTAACAATATAATACATAAAATCCTTTGTTCAAAAGGTTCTTGTCCAATAAAATAAAGACATTTCTTCGGACGCTACCGACGGATTAAAACATTAGACGCTAATTTTAGCGTCTTTTGTGTTTTGTAGATACTTCCATATACGTATAACTGCAATGTGCCATGAACACTTATATATGGTGCCAACATAAAATAATTCCCTATTACGATTTCCAATAATCGTATTTCACAAAAAAAATTTTGAGATTATGACAAACGAAAATTTGTTAAAAGAAGCAATTGCCGATGCTAAAGCTGTTAAAGAAACTGCCATCGCAAACGCTAAACTTGCTCTTGAAGAAGCTTTTACACCTCATTTAAAATCTATGCTTTCTGCAAAGTTAGAAGAAATGGATAAAGAGGATGAAGATGTAAATGAATCTGAAGAAGAAGTTAAAGAAATGGATGCATCAAGCTTCCGCCGAAAAAATTCTCCTGCTGGCGATACTTTAAAAGACTTAACACCACAAAAAGTGGGTACATCAACAGTCCAAGAAGATGCCGATGAGATTAACCTTGACGAGCTATTAGCTGAGTTAGAGTTAGATGAAAACGAACGTACAGACGCTGAAGAAGAAGGCTACAAAGATGGTATGAGGGATGAAGAAGAAGATATTGAAGATATGGAAGATGAAGAAATCGACCTAGAAGACCTATCAGAAGACGACCTTAAAAGCTTCATTGAAGATGTTATTAAAGATTTAATAGCAGACGGAACTATCGAAGCTGGTGATGAATTCGAAAACGAAGAAGAAATTGAAGACGTAGAAGATGTTGATATCGAAGTAGAAATCGATGAAATGACTAAGAAGGAAAAAGCTGAAGGTGATGATCGTAAAAAAGACGATGAAGTAGAAGCTGAAACTGAAAAAATGAGATTTAAAGAGGCATTAGATGAAATCAATGCCCTTAGAGTTGAAGTGAGTGAAGTTAATTTACTTAACGCCAAGTTACTTTACACTAACAAGATCTTTAAAGAAAAAAACTTATCGGAAGGTAAGAAAGTAAAAGTGTTGAAAGCTTTTGATAAAGCTACAACAGTAAAAGAAGCAAAAGTTATTTTTGAAACATTAAACGAAGGGATTACTTCTAGTAGGTCAACTCCAATGGTTAATGAAATAAAAGGTAGAGCTTCAAAAGCAACAGGAATAATTTCTGAAGCTAAAAAACCTATTATTGAAAGCAATGCAGTATACGATCGTATGCGTAAACTTGCTGGATTAATTTAATTAATTATAAACTCTTAAAAACTAAAAAAAATGAGCTTAAATTCTCTTTTAGAAAGCGCAAACCCATACCAGTCTTTACAGTCTGATGCGGCTAGATTATCTAGCAAATGGGAAAAAACGGGATTGTTAGAAGGCCTAAAAGGCGCTAACAAAAACAACATGGGAATGATTCTTGAAAACCAAGCTAAACAGTTGGTAGTTGAATCATCTCAAACAGGTGGTGGTTCTGCCTCTACAGGTACATTCAGTTCTCAAACTGGTGTAAACGTAGGTGGACAGTGGGCCGGAGTAGCTTTACCATTAGTACGTAAAGTATTTGGTCAAATTGCTGCACAAGAATTTGTATCAGTACAACCAATGAACTTACCTTCAGGTCTAGTATTTTTCTTAGACTTTCAATATGGAAACAACAAGTCTCCATTCGCTGCTGGTGATTCATTATATGGTGATAAAATAGATACTACTACATTTGGTAGTACAAATGCTGGTGGTCTTTATGGATCAGGTAGATTCGGATATTCAGTTCAAAGTACTCAATCTTTACACACTGTTTTAGGTGGTCAAGTTGTTACTGCAGGGTGGTCAGATGTTAATTTTGATTCTACATATTCTGCTTCAGCTGTAGCTGGACAATTATATAAAATATCATTGCCAAAGTCTTCTTTCGCATATGGTGATTTTGAAGCTGTTAAATCATGGCAATATTTCTCTGGATCAGTAGTACCAGCAGATGCTTCTACAACTGGAAGTGCGGGTATTCAATACTCAGCGTTTACAGATGTTGTGGGTGCTAATGTAACATTTATTGTTCCTTCTGCTTCTTTCCCAACAACTATCTCTACTGGATCTGCTAGAGTTGCATTTAACTTGCAACCAACTGATAGATTTAGAGGTGATTTTGAAGACAAAACAACTATTCCTAATACTTACAACGACGCAAGTCCAAACCAAGTAATTCCAGAAATCAACATTCAGATGCAATCATCTGCAATCGTTGCTAAAACTAGAAAACTTAAAGCTGTATGGACACCAGAATTCGCACAGGATTTAAATGCATACCATGCATTAGATGCTGAAGCTGAATTAACTTCAATCTTAAGCGAGTACATTTCATTAGAAATTGACTTAGAAATCCTAAGTATGTTAATTGATTCTGCTGCTGCAGGAACTGAAAACTGGTCTGCTGTAAATAATCAAGCAATAACCGGAACTGGAAACGGTACTATATCTGACTTAGGATTTTACAATTCTCAAGGACAATGGTTCCAAACATTAGGAACTAAAATTCAGAAATTATCTAACGTTATTCACCAGAAAACTCTTAGAGGTGGTGCTAACTTCATGGTATTATCTCCAGCAATCTCTACAATTATCGAGTCAATCCCGGGATTTGCTGCTGATGTAGATGGTCAAGTAGATAAAATGAATTATGCTTTTGGTGTACAAAAAGTTGGTGCATTAGGTGGTGGTAAGATCAAGGTTTACAAAAACCCTTACATGGTATCTAATCAAATTCTTTTAGGATACAGAGGAACACAATTCTTAGAAAGTGGTGCGGTATTTGCTCCATATATTCCATTAATTATGACTCCATTAATTTATGACCCAGAAACTTTCACACCGAGAAAAGGTTTACTTACTCGTTATGCTAAGAAAATGGTTCGTCCAGAATTTTATGGTTTGATCAATGTATCAGGTTTAGATACTCTATAGTATTTAAAATTAGTATATTTTTATTAAAATTAACCCGGACTTCGTCCGGGTTTTTTTTATTTTTAATATGTATAATAAAATGCGTTATATTCAATTGAGGTTTATTATATTATATAATTATATCAAAAACTCCACGTCTCTTAACGTGTTTACTACATTCAAAACACCAAACAATATAACCACTAATCTCTAGAACTTATGGCAAGTAAACCCCATACTGACGAAGTATATCATTCTAAAAAAATCACTAAAAACCCAATTAAATTCAAGCTACAACTTAATGAGGAACAAAAGGAAGCAAAAGATACAATTTTAAATAATACTATAACTCTCTTAGGGGGGAGCGCTGGTAGTGGAAAAACTTTATTAGCGTGTAATGTAGCCCTAGATGGTTTATTACGAGGGCAATACGAAAAAATAATAATTACACGTCCCACAGTATCTAAAGAAGAAATCGGATTCTTACCTGGTGATTTAAGAGAAAAAATGGATCCCTGGGTTCAACCTATATACCAAAATTTATTTGCTTTATATGATAAAGTAAAAATTGAAAAGATCATTGAAGATGGTAAAATAGAAATAGTCCCTGTTTCATTTATGAGGGGTAGGACTTTTTTAGACTCAATGATTATTGTAGATGAAGCACAAAATGTTACTCACGAACAAATGGAAATGATTACTTCCCGATTAGGATTAAGAAGTAAAATGATGGTGTGTGGTGACGCCCATCAAACAGATTTAAAAAATAAAAGAGACTCTGGGTTTAAATTCTTATATGCCGCTGCTAGAAAAATTAAAAATCTAGAAGCAATTACATTAAAAACTAACCACAGAAATCCTATTGTTGAAGATTTACTGGAGTATTATCGTAGTGCTATAGATAATGGTGTAAGTATAGTTTCTTCCGGTTCATCCAATTATAATAGTAAATATTAGCATCATATTTATAACAAAATATAATTATGAACGTACCTATATATGATGGTAGTCCACTATGGAATCCAAGTGCTGTACCCTTCGGTTTTTACAACAGCAATGTTGATTTTCAAACTGACTGTGTAAAAGTAGCGGAGTTTTGCGCTATCCGGTTGGGTTACCCATTAGTCGACATAGAATTACAGTCGGGTTCATTTTTTACTGCATTTGAAGAAGCAATTACTATTTATGGTAATGAATTATATTCATATCTTGTTAGAGATAATATGTTATCCTTAGAAGGATTTGAAATAGAGGACTTTGTATATCTAAACAATAGTATAGTAACACCAAATCTAGGACCAATAATAAAGATGTCAGAACAATATGGTGCCTCAGCAGGTACCGGTGGTAATGTACCCTGGTATAGAGGGAAAATACCTCTTACTTCTAGCATTCAAGATTACGATTTAAAGGCTTGGGCCACAGCCCAAAATATAACCGGTAGTATAGAAATTCAAAGAGTATTATTTGAAACCCCAGTACCCGCATCAGCACAATACCTATCACCATATAGTGGTTTTGGTTTTGGTGGTGCTCCTGCAGCAGGAATGGTAGGAATGGGTGGAGGTGGCTCTAGCTACTTAATGATGCCACTTAGTTACGATATCCAAGTTATTCAAGCAATAGAAATGAATGAGATGGTTAGAATGTCTAACTATAGTTTTGAAATGCATGATAACGTATTAAGATTATTTCCAATTCCCGGTCCTTTTGTACATAATGGAATCTCATCTTCTCCTACGTCCTCGGCTGGTAATATGTGGTTTGAATATAGTAAAGTAAACGAAAGAATAAGTGGAAGTGTACAACCTGCCTTGGGTCAAGTTACCAATGCTTCCAATATGCCATATTCTAACCCCAATTATGATTTAATTAATTCTATAGGTAGACAGTGGATTTTTGAGTATACTATGGCCTTAAGTAAAGAAATTTTAGGGTATGTTAGAGGTAAATATGGAACTATCCCTATACCCAATGCTGATATAACTTTAAATCAAGCCGATTTATTGGGGGCGGCGACTGCAGAAAAAACAGCATTATTAGAAAGATTAAGAGCTTATTTTGATGAAACATCTCGTTCTTCATTATTAGCCAGAAGAGCATCAGAAAAAGAAAGTAGAGATAAAGAATTAGATGGGGTTCCAACATTTATTTATATAGGATAATATGGCAGCAATGTTTACAGGACAGAGGGATGTCTCTTTGTTAAGAAAGTTAAATCGTGAATTAATGGGTAATATTGTTACCCAACAATGTGCTATATATCAATTTAAATTAGAAGAAACTAAAGTAAACATCTACGGTGAAGCCGCAGGTGAGAAATTTTATAATGGTCCCTTCTTATTTAATGTTTTAATAAATAGACAAGATCAAGCATATGCCGAAGATGATGAGGGAGTACAATTCTCACAAGGTATTGATTTTTATTTCCTAAGAGATGATTTAAAGGTAGCAAATGTTGTTCCCGAAGTAGGGGATATTATTTTGTACCAAGAAGGATATTATGGTGTACAGAGTACAATTGCCAACCAATATTGGGGGGGTAAAAACCCTGCTTATCCTAATAATAACTCTGATGGTACTGTTAATCCACTTAACCCTGGATTAGATACTTTTGGGGAAAGTGTATCAATATTAGTATCGACGTATTATATTCCTTCGGATAAAGTCGCAATTTCACCATACAAAGAAAGATTCTAATGGCTATAAGAAAACCCATACCAAAGACACAAAAAGAAATAAGTATAGACTTACAAACACCCTCTGATGCTAGGTATGGAAATCCTAACCCATCAACTCCTTCAAATGAAAATACAACAGGTATTGATTTCAATAGGTCAGAAAAAATGTCTTGGACCGGGGATACAGCAAAACCCTTTTCAATTGGTATTAAGGATTTAGACGAAGCCGTATTTTATTATTTTGAAAATGTAATAAAACCCTTTGTATATCAAAATGGTGAAAGAAGAGAAGTACCTATAATATATGGTTCTCCTGAAAGATGGAAATCATTCCAAAAAGATAATTATTATAGAGATAAAAATGGTGCAGTAATGTTACCTATTATAGTATTAAAAAGAAATTCTATTACAAAAGATAGAACTGTATATAATAAATTAGATGCTAATAGTCCTAATTTATATGGTTCTTTCCAACGTACATATAACCCTAAAAACTTTTATAGTAACTTTGCGGCTATTAATAATAAAGTTCCAACAAAACAATTTTATGCCGTAGCTGTTCCCGATTTTGTTAATATAGAATATAATGTAGTTATTCAAACATACTACATGGAACAATTAAATAAAATAATAGAAGCATGCGAATATGCATCAGACGCCTATTGGGGTAATCCTGAAAGATTTAAATTTAGAGCTTTTATTGATAGTTTTACTACAGAAACACAATTAACAGCGGGTAAAGATAGATTAGTAAAAGGAACATTTAATATAAAATTAAGAGGTTACATAATACCTGACACGGTTCAAAAGGATATGCATTCAATTTCTAAATATAATTCAAAATCAAAATTTGTGATTTCAATGGAAACAACAGCAAATGCAGAAATATTCGAAGAAGGTGTAACTAAAACAAAAGACGGTAGAACAAGACGCCAAAGAGAAGATAATGGTAGCATATCCAATATATCAGATATCACTCCAGGTAGTGAATTTAAACAATCAGATGTGGAAACTGGTACTGAGTTAAAAACATAAATATAAATGGCTAATAATGTAAGATTTGTCGATAATCTAAAAGTAGGGGCATATGCCGTTGAGGCCGCAGTAGATGGTATTATTGATAACGTTGACCACTATGTTCTTACTGCCACTGGTACTGCGGAATTACAGGGTAATGCTCATTTACAGTTTGATGGTAGTAATTTAGGTATAGGAGGTGCTTCTGCGGGTGCAAGATTCGAAATAAATGATTCCTCTGGTTTAGACCTTTTATTAATAAAAAATTCTAGCAACCAGGGTATTAAGGTTGATAGTGTAGGTATATTTCAACTTTATGAATTTTCTGCCTTACCTACGGCGGTAGAAGGAGGGGTAGTATACAATTCTAACAATTTTTGGGTGGGAACATCTATTTAATTATATTTATAACAAAATAACACAAATAAAAACAAATATATAAATGGCAAATTGGAAAAAACTCGTAGTATCCGGATCGGATGTTTCACAATTAAATAATGATGCCGGGTATTTAACAGCAGCATCCGGCCTTAGCGCGTTCTCAACAGCATCTTTTAATGGTATAGATTTATTAGCTGATAGTTCTAGCGGTAAGTTAACCTTTGCTTCTGGATCATCACAAGGTTTAACTATTTCAGCATCAGCTGCAACAGATAAATTGACTTTTGGGTTACTAGATGTACCAAATACTTCATTAGCAAATAGTGCAGTAACCATTGGTTCAACCTCAGTATCTTTAGGTGCAACAGCATCAACCGTTGCGGGTTTAACACTTACAGGTGTAATAGCAACAGGTTCATTTACAGGTTCATTTTACGGAAATGGTTCAGGATTAACACATATATCCGCATCACAAGTAGCATTCGAATCAATTACAGATGGAAACGGTATTGTTGACTTTACATACGATGGTACTGCTGCAGCAACAGTTACTGTAGAACTTGATGGTTCCACTTTATCAAATTCTGCATCAGGTATAAAAGTAGCAAGTGCAGGAATTACAGGAACTGAATTAAATTCATCCGTAGCAGGTACTGGTTTAGTAGGTGGTGGTGGCTCAGCGTTAAGCGTTGATTTAACTGAACTTACCGTAGGTCTTGGACTAGATACACCAAGTGCCACAACATTAAATTTAGATCTTACAGAAGTAATAGCTACTGACGGAGCTAATAGGGTACTAACATCAGATGGTGATGGTACATTAACTGCTGAACCAAACTTTACATTTAGTGGTACTGATTTATTAGTAACTGGTAACGAACGTATAACTGGAAATTTAGTAGTAGAAGGTACAGCATCCTTCCAAAACCAAGAAAACCTACAGGTAGCAGATAGATTTATCTTAATGGCTTCAGGTTCTTCAACCGCAGGAGATGGAGGTATAGTTGTACAACAAGGGACCCAAGATTTTGGTGAATTATTTGGTTATGACGCTAATAACACACGTTGGGCTTTAACATCATCATTTGATGCAAGCACTTCGGTTTTTGTACCTGATGCTTTTATGGCTACGGTAGTAGAAGGATCTGCAAATGATCCAACAGCTGTAACACCAAAATATACATCAAAAGGTAATATTTTTGTAGCAAATAATCAAGATATATTCATGTACTCATAAGAGTTAAAAATAAAATAGTTGTATAATAAAATAATAAAATGGTTTATGAGTTTTAGGGCATCACATATAGAAGTAAAAGGGGATCTTAAAAATAAGATCTCCTCTTCTCTTCCGGATAGCACATCAATTGAATTATCTGAAAAAGAAATAGAATTTATTTTAGTTACTATAAAAAACGGTTTATTTAAGGGGGAATACGTTGAAACCTTATATAATTTAACTTTAAAATTACAAAACCACTTTGTGTACTTAAGGTCTAAAAACACCAAATTATGATAATATATTCCCTAGATGATCTTTCTTTAAGAGAAATAAGAGCATTACGAAAATCCTTAGATTTTTTACCTATTACTGGTGTTGATGCCTCCTTTATCGCGGTATTACAAAATAAAATCACTACTCAAGTAATGGAAATAGAGTCTCATATTAAACAGGAAGAAATAAATAAACATAATCAATTACAAGAGGCAATAAAAAACACATCTACTACACCACCTCCTAAACGAGGCAAAAATTCTTAATATTTATAATTGTATTATGGCCCCTCGGGGAAGTGGACTAGTCCTATACTAGTAACCAACCTAATAAAGTAAATAACATGCCAAACTGGAAAAAACTTATTACTAGCGGGTCTAGTGCAGAATTAAATGAATTAAAATTAACAGGTCTATCCACTCAAGGATCTGAAATTACAACTTTAGTTATTAACGATGACGGAGTTATAGGAACAAGAGATAATGCAGCTTCAAGTGGTACATCCGGCTCATCAGGAACCTCGGGAGCAGTGGGTTCATCAGGTTCTTCAGGTACATCAGGTACATCAGGTACAAACGGGACATCAGGTTCAGATGGTGCCAATGGATCTTCAGGATCCTCAGGAACATCAGGAACAACAGGTACTTCAGGCTCATCCGGTACTTCAGGTGTAAGTGGCTCAAGTGGTTCATCGGGAACTTCAGGAAATTCAGGAACATCAGGTTCTTCAGGAACATCAGGAACATCAGGAACATCAGGAACATCAGGAACATCAGGTGTAAGTGGTTCAAGTGGCTCTTCAGGTACTTCAGGTACAAACGGGACATCAGGTACAAACGGGACATCAGGTTCAGACGGTGATAATGGCTCATCGGGTTCATCAGGAACTTCGGGTTCAGATGGTGCCAATGGATCTTCAGGATCCTCGGGAACTTCAGGAATAGATGGTACTTCGGGTACATCAGGAACTTCCGGTGCAAATGGTTCAAGTGGCTCTTCAGGTACTTCAGGTACATCAGGAATAGATGGTTCATCGGGTTCATCCGGGGATTCAGGTTCATCAGGCTCATCCGGTGATTCAGGTTCATCCGGCTCTTCAGGAACTTCAGGTATAAATGGATCTTCAGGCTCTTCAGGAACTTCGGGTGTGTCCGGTGCATCAGGAACATCAGGAACATCAGGTTCAGATGGTGCCAATGGTTCTTCAGGTTCTTCAGGAACCTCAGGT